TAATGCTACTTGGTCGTATCATGTCATACCCAAAGGAATACTACGATAACCACAGCATCATTAGTGGTGGTATATTTTCTGACCCCTTAAACAAAAAGATATACAACGTTGTATCAGAGAGATTAGACAAGGGTGACGCAGTAGACATGGTTGTACTATCGTCTTTAGTTAAAGACTCTATGGCTGACTATAGGATAGCTGAGTGTTATTCTAAAGATTTTAGCCACCACAACACAGAACACATGGTTCTATACCTATCTCAAGAAGAGAAGAAGGTTAGACTTAGGAAACTAATAGACATAACGAGTAATAAAATTAATCAGAACGAGGATCTGTTTAGGATTCTTGACTTTATAGAATCAGAACTCAAGCCTATATCAGAGGTCAGGGGTAGTGATATACCCGACATCAAGAAACAACTAAAGGTATTGCACGATGACATCCGAAGAAGAATGGACTCAGATGATATGATCGGTCTACCTACTGGATTCCAGTCTGTAGATAAGTTTACTGGTGGGTGGCAAGAGACTGATTTTATAGTCATAGGTGGTGCTTCATCTATGGGTAAGACATCCCTAGGGTTATCGTTCTGCTACAACTGTGCTAAGGCAGGCATCCCTGCGGCAGTATTCTCATACGAAATGGGAGATACGCAGTTGTTACAAAGATTAGTGTCCCTTGAGAGTGAGGTTAATAATAGGTATATAATGAAGGGAACCCTTGAAGACCAAGAACTTAAGAGAGTCGATAGGGCTATAGGTAAGCTTGAGAACACCAGCCTATTCATAGATGAGTGTAAAGACTCGTCCCTTCGATACCTCCTCAATAAGATACGTCAGTACGTTATCACAAAGGATGTTAAGTTTTTCTTAGTGGATTACCTGCAACTTGTTAAGGCTACGGGAGCATCTAGAGAGCAAGAGGTAGCTGTAGTAGCTCGTGAGCTTAAGAACATAGCTAAAGAGTTGAACGTAACTATCGTAGCTCTATCACAGCTTAGTAGGGGTGTAGAGAGAAGAGATGGTTGTAGACCAAGTCTCTCCGATCTTCGTGAGTCAGGAGAGATCGAGCAAGCAGCAGATATTGTTATGCTCGTGTACCGACCAGAGTACTACGGTATAATGACAGACGACGCAGGGCAACCTACAGAGGGGCTTGTAGACCTCATCTTTGCTAAGGGTAGGAACATTGGTACGGGAACGCTACCCCTCAGATTTAAGAAGGAGTATACCAAGTTTAGTGACCCAGCAGATTACGAAGAGAAATTTATAGCAGCACAACCAACAGATTCATTCTAACTATGACAACATGGAAACCATAGACTTTGCAATGGGATTAATATTTATTATTTACGCAACAAGAACCTTAATTAAAGAACTGATATGAAACACGAGAAAGCATTTGAGAATTTAATACAAGTAGTATCTAACGCTACGGGATTATCTAAGGCAGGTATACTAAAGAATACGAGAGAGAGGAAGAGGGTTAACGCTAGAAAGATATTAGTGTACCTACTTAGGGAGAGATACAACATGGGTTGGACAAGGATGGGAGAGCTGATGGGTCTTCACCACTCTTCTATGATACATAACTACAATTATGTAATAAGTAGTTATAGGTTTGATCCTGAGATCAAAGAAATCAAGGACAAGGTTGATATAGTAACTAAAGAACAAGAGGACGTTATGAAGAAATCATTATTAAATATACTTGAAGACAAGTACACCTCTATGGAGGGTAAGTTAGATATACTAGTAGACATTCTAAGAAATGAAGAAGGAAATATATCATACTACGATAAACTACGAGTGGAGAGTTATTCGTTACGTGAAGGGGATAAAGAAGCCAGCAAAGGATTGGAAAAAATCAGCATACACGACTTGTACGACGGGAAGAACCCCTGAAGAATTATACAAGATTAACCACCTAATGAGTACTTTAACGATAAGATGTAAATCTACCAACGAGGTAGAAATAAAGATAACTAGCATCATTGAGCACGACTTTATTTGTCTGTCTCATGATGTCTATTAAGATGTCAGCAAGTGGAGGGGGGTCTACGACCTAGGTCTTAAACTGTAACAAGTCGGTTGCAACCCCAATACTAACCACATTACACGAGAGCACCAAGCGTGAGTTGGGCACAAAAAGTCCTGCCCTAGGAGGCAGGCATTTCTAACGGGATTTAGAAATCAACACGTGAGAGTCGGGGAGAGGCTGTGGGAGTTTCTCCTCGTTCTTACTACTAACTAATTGAAAATTAAATAGTAAAGGGTTGAATATTTTAATATCTTTGCACTTTATTAAAACATCGAAAATATGGAAATGATTTACCTATCTGTAGTCTTAATCTGCGTGTTTTTCGCAGTAGTAGAGTACAGAAAAATACTCAAGTAACAAACACTGTAGGGTGGTGAAACTGGCAGACACACCCACCTGTCTCGTGGGCGTAGATCAAGGGATAAACTTAGGATAGAGGGTTGACCACCAATGTGCACAACTTGTCCTTTAGCTAACCTCTACGTGGAAGTTCGACTCTTTCCCCTACAGCAATATACCGTAAAGGTACGCCACTGTCATAATGGCGACGTATGTAAACGTTGTGAATTTATTCATACTGCGAACATACCTATAAAAAACACAATAAAAGTTAAGTAGAAGTTAAATTTAATTCAAGAGATATGCAGGACAAAATCAAACAAAAATGTGACGAAATCAGAGACTTACTCCTAGAGAAGAATAAGTCTTATGGTAACTCAGTGTTCGACAAAGGAGTACTATTCGAGGTGGAGCCTATGTACGCTATTCAAGCTAGGATCAACGACAAAATTAATAGGATCAAGAGTAAGAGTAACTACCTTAGTGAGAACGATCTTATGGATCTTACTGGGTACTTTATACTATTGCAAGTCTTAAGAGACGAGATGGATAGAGTTAGGAATCATACAGAGCCATCACCTACTACGTATAGCTACGAATGGAACATGAGAGACCATGAGGAAGGAGCCTAGGTTTGAGACCAGCGAGGACAGGACTAGAGAGGAAGAGACTTTAAGAATACTTATTGAAGGTAAAGACCTAACGTTCAAGCAACTAGATAAGTACGCTCCTGTAGATGCAGAGATTTTAGACAATAGAACTATGAAGGTTGTCTCTCTTTGTGAGGTTAAAAGCATGAAGTTTAACGTCAGCGAGGTAGATAGAGTTAGGACATCTGTAAGAAAAATACAACACTGCCAGAAAGAGGCGTTACATAGAGACTTACCACTATGTATAGTTTGGAGGTTTAAAGACGCTATATCTTACATCTGGATGCACGAAATAACAAACGCTACAGTAATGTGGGGTGGAATGAGAAAGCCAAGGAAAGGCTCTATATGGGATAGAGAATTGTTATTCTATATAGATATAGATTTACTAACTACAATTAAATTTTAGACATGAACAAAGAACAAAAAAACGCAGAGCAGCAGATCAGAATAATGAAGTTTGACTGTGAATTTAGAGCTAAGGCAGTAGAGTTAGCGACTACACTACCTACTAGTAAGACAGCAGAATCTCTATTAGAAAACGCAGATCAGATTGCTAAGTACGTATTTGGCATTGCCACCGTACAGCCGAAAGAAAAATAATTCGTACCTTGCACGTTATAAAATAATTATATAATGGCACGAAATAAATTAGCAGGAAAGATTAACGGCACGAGTAAGAGTTCTAAGAATTACAAGAAGAACCCAGCTTCTAGAAAGAAGAAAGCTGCATACGATAAGGAGTACGCCTCATCTGAGGAGAGAAAAAACTATCGTGTAAAGCTAAACCTTTTCAATAGGAAGAAGGGTAAGAAGGGTGATGGTAAGGACGCATCTCACACCAAATCAGGCAAGCTAGTCATGGAGGGTCAGTCTAAAAATCGTGCTAGAAACAGGGGAAAGAAGTAATTTATTCGTAAATTGCCCCTATGCGATACAAAAGAAGAAAAGGTAGGCAGATAACTAGAGCTAAGAAACACACAGTAGACGGAATAACGTTTGCTTCAGGTCTAGAACTATACTGCTACAGAGCTCTTCAGAAGGCTGGAATACCTAATCAATACGAAGGAAAGACCTTTGAGCTTATAGAGAAGTTTAAGTTCAAGGGTTTTCTTATGGATAAAGGTGTCACCAAGGGCAAAAAAACCTACAAAGAAAAGACGGGTAACATCAGGAACATATCCTACACCCCAGACTTTATTAACTTAGATCAAGGATTTATTATTGAAACAAAAGGACTGAGAACCCCAGAGTTTAAGATGAGATTTAAATTGTTCTTGAAGTATCTACACGATACAGGTCAAGACTTAGACGTTTACATCCCATCGAATCAAAAAGAAGTTAACACTACTATTGAACTCATCTTGAGCAGGGGCTCATCCTTTTCTAAAAAAACAAACAAATGAACGAAGAGAACAAAGCGTTGAAGGACGAATTAAAAAGATCAGAAGAATCATCAAACGATACATTTGACTCGTGGATTGTAGACTTAGAAGATGGCGACCAGCCTGACGCTTGCAGCATTGACGACGAAGATTGTGAAGCTTGCGGATCGTAGATGGATAATAAATCTAAGAAACCCCCAAAGGGGAACGTAAAGTTTAACATAACTTTATCTGACGAGCAGAAGCTAGCTAAGGAGAATATCATGAGTCACGCCTTCAGCTTTGTGGTTGGTAGAGCAGGATCTGGTAAGACCCTTCTAGCTGTGCAAGTCGCTTTAGATATGTTCTTTAAGAGGCAGTATAATAAAATTATTATCACTAGACCTACTGTAGCCACTGAGGATAACGGATTCCTGCCAGGCACAGAGAAAGAAAAGCTAGAGCCTTGGCTTGTACCCATCATGTCTAACATGAGGAAGGTATACAACAAGCCTGAGAAGATAAAGACTATGGTTGATTCTGAAGAGGTAGAGTTAGTATCTTTATCTCACTTCAGAGGTCGTACCTTTGATGAAGCTGTAGTTATTGTAGACGAGTTCCAGAACTTAACTAAGGCACAACTTAGAATGGCTTTAGGTAGGTTAGGTAGAAACTCTATAATGATCTTCTGTGGGGACAACCAGCAGATAGATCTTAAGGATTCTTTTAACTCAGCGATAGATGAGATTTCTAAGTTGAAGGATAGCCCTCACGTATATAAGATAGTCTTAGAAGATAACCATAGACACAAGGCTATAAACGACGTACTTAAATTACTAACAGGATATTAAAGATATGAAGACACGTAAAGATGGTAGTAGTCCGTACTACACAAACAAATCAGTAAGAGTAAAGATTGATAAGTTGCTGGCTCAGAACGCAACTATATGGAGTAACCTTGGAACTGGAACTCCTTCAGATACTAAGACTAGAGAAGGTGGTGAAAAGAAATGGGGTGAGATAGCCACTGTCATAAAAAGCCTTGACGAAGTATTCTTTAACAGGATCTGTCCATACGGTATAGACTCTTAGTCCCACACCACATAGAAACAAATAAACCCTATGAAGACTTGCACTTCATTATAGGGCATCTCTTCCTTTGGGGGAAAAATTCTAAACCCTAACACAAATCCTTCGATTAATTGTATTCCTATTTCCATATTGTTGTTTAAAGAAAAAAGGAGGGAACCACCCCTCCTTCCAAATCAACCAAAAACCAAAAACTATGAAAGTTTTGAAGTACTGTAAATATAGTAATTAATTATTTGAATTACTGTCTTTTACTCAACATTTATAACGTCAGGGTCATATCTTAGTAAGTGTCTGTTGTATGCTTCCATAATTACAGCTTCACTAAGACCAGATCGATTGCTTTCATCGCCCTTATATCTAAGGATGTTTCTAATGTCTTCACCACTTAAACCTTGGTAGCTTGCCGAAGATATAACATCTGCTAGTTGATTAAGTCTATTATCAAAGTCCTTATCTTCTCTAGCTTTAGACCTAACCGTAGACTCATCCTTCATAGCTTCCCTACCTACAGACTCGACCATTTCCTTGTTAATGAAGTAGCCCTTATAAGATAGGTTCTTGTTTACGTTAATCCTAGATATTCTAATACCTAGTAAGGCTAGAACTTCGTATCCAGCAACTAGGTCTTTCTCCATATCTAAGGCAGCCTTAGTTATTCTAGCACCAGACTTTGTTATACCTGGCTGTACTTTATTACCTATATATGAAATTACACTCCAAACCTTTTCTAGGTTAGAGTCCGTTTCCTTGAATATCTTTGAGTTTCTGTTAGTCAAAGCCTCTTGTACAAGACCTGCAGTCATCTCTTTACCTAAGAACGGTTCGTAGATCTTTTCAGCAACTCTAAGTACGGACTCTTTACCAGCTACAGTGTCTATATCTGTAAACGCTAGTCTAAAGACGTCTTTAATATAACCTATACCAGAGGTACTAGAGAAGTTAATATAATCAAAGTAACGATCAGGAGTAGATTGACCCTTAAACTGTTTTGTATCTAGGTTACCTCTATTCCAAACTACTAAGTTTCCTGTAGCATCCCATATAGGCATTAGTATTCTAATAAGTTTAGACTCTGATGTTTCTTCGTCTTCACTTAAGAACCCTAGCGACTGAGCTAGAAACTGAGCTGTCTGTATCTGCAAGCTACCCATTAGTGTAGAGGTAACTACAGTACCAGCAATTCTCTGAGCTCCTATAGCTCTTATTTTAGGATTGTCACTACTAACCTCTTGGAACCCTAGTTGTATAGTGTTCTTTACGTTACGAACAGCCTCAGCTTGGAACGCAACGAATGAACCTACAAGAGGAGATCTACCTAACGCTCTAATAACACGAGGGATTCTATCGTAGTTAGGGTAAGTGTTTCTAATGTTCTTCGCTGCTAATTCCTCTGCGGTTTTAACATCTAAGCCTGCATCTATATACCTACCCTTCTCAGCTAAGAATCCAAAGATCTTCCAAACGTCATCCTCCTTTTGGTATAACTCAGTTATCCAGTTATCAAACTTCTTAGGGGCTTGCTTAACCTTTTTAGAGAAGGTAGTACCTTTGGATGTAAAGTCGTTAAAGTTAAAATCATTTTTTGATAAGTCTTCAGCAATACCACGTATTTCTTGGAGTGAGGCAGAAGAGTTAACAACACCTAGTCCTACAAGTTTATCATACAAAGCTTTAACGTCATCATCCTTCATTGTCTTAACAGCTCTTATGGCTGTCTTTCCATTATCGTAAACGCTAGCAACATCAAAGTTTATATGACCATTCATCATGGCGAAAGCAGTGTTACCAACAACGTTTTTAGCGTGAGTACCGATATTGTATATCGTCTTCATCTTTTTGTTAAACAACACTAACCTCATGTAAAGAGATTGAACCCACCCGAAACCTTCTGAGCTTATCTTTTTATCTATTTCATTTATAACAGAGAACATTTGCTCATCAACAAACTTTCCGTTTAGGCTACCCCATTTGTTTCCAGTAATCTCATTAAAGAACTCGTCGGTCTGCTCGTTAGATAGAAACTTCCCATCTCCGACCTCCATAAGTTCTTTATACATTCTTTCGGCAGAAACATCTTGAGCCATCTTTCTTACAGTAGAGCTGTAGTTATATAGAGGGTTGTCTATCTCTCCCCAGAACTCTCTAATCTCTTCTGGTATAAGTTTCTTCTCCTTAAATATGCTATTAACTCTAGATAATCCAGCTAAGTTTGAGTCCTTACTTGAGAAGTAGTCAAAGTCCTTATTGTCTTTGAGCTTTCTGTAAGCTAACTTAACTATTCCTGTTAGTTCTTCTTCTGTAGCATTAGGGTTATCTTTTTTGGCTTCTTTGTAAAGGAAGTCTTTAACTCTTTTGATAATGTCATTATCCGTTTGCTTCCAATTCTTAGCTTGAAACTGCTTGTAAGATCGACTCACATAAACACCCATATTACTATCTATAGTAAATTGTGTTTGACCCTGCACTAGACCTTCATCTATCAAAGTTCTACTAAGTAGATCAATGTGCTTACGCATTTCTATAAGGGCTTTCTTCACATCCCCATCCTCCATGGCTTTGATCTTGTCGTAGTTGTGGAGTAAGTCATCTATTTCTTGAGCAGTATAATCAGTATTCTTAATAGCTCTCTTTAAAGCCTTGGAGTTCTGATCTACTCTAAATAGTTGACGGTTAAGCTCTGACTTACTACGAACCATTATCTCTTTTATCTCCTCGTTTGAGTGAGTACCAAATGGTTTACCAATTAATGTAGACAACCTAACATCGTAACCTTTATCTTCGTCACGACGACTAGTAATATATTTACCAGCTTTATAGTCAGC